GGCGGTTCTAAAACTTTCTGGTTGTATGTCAACATTGCAAGGTGAACAAATCTTGGGTAAATTTCCATGAGGACACAACTTGTGAGTATAAACATCATCGTTGCTAGCAACAAGTGCCTCTTGACGCACCCTCTGTTGCAAAGAGTCCCACTTAATAAACTCAAAGAGTTTACTCTGGCTAATACCCATCATGCTATTACCATCCTCATCCAAGCGTGGTTTGTAACTCACGCTTTTGCCACCAGGACGGGTGACGGCATGAGCTGACTCAACATCGAATAACCACTTATCTTGATATATTGAGGTATCAATCTTGGCTGGATCAAGCATCTTGGTCCCCGGTATCAAATATTCAGGCCTCACTGTAACAGTAACAATGCAATCCCACCTGCGCAAAACAGATGCTGGCTCGATTGAATATAACTTGGCCATCAGGCTTTTCTCATTGGAAGTGCCTATAATGAGCCTAGCATCCATCTTCTGCTTACCCTTACTGTCAACATCAGCCTTCAAAACTGTCATGACATTATTATTTAAAATGGTACGAGCAAGTTCCAACGGACTATTTTGCGTAAACTGGGGCGCAACATTGGCTATATCATCGAGAACTACAACCAAGTGATGTGGCTTGTACTCACTCTGATACTTGTCATCTGGATTGAGAGTGCACACAACGTTACCTGTAGAAGGGTAACCGTGTGTTTGAAGAAAAAGAGCACTAATCTCAGGTACAAGGCAAGATTTCCCAACACCTGACTCGCCGAAAAGCAAGACACCATATGGTTTGCACCTGAGTGCTACCAAGTCGAGAGATGTCTGATAGTCAGCCATAAGTTGAGTAAGCCTGAGGTGCTTAGATGAAAAAACACTCCTCTCAGCTCCTTTGGTGATGCTCATATAATGTAAACACTCATCAAGAACCTTGGTCAAACGCAAAACGTAATCAGCTGGAGACGAATCGAGCTGGTGCAATGTACCAGTAGCTAAGGATGAATGCGCTGCAACCACAAATGAGTACTCCTTGTCAAAAGCAATCATCCGTGTATCACCAAAGAAACACCCTTGGAACCCATCTTGACACATGATACGAATTTGTTCAATGGCAAATTTAATCACATCTATAGTGTAACATACCAAATCCACAGTATCAAGCTCCTTAAGTTTGCTATTCTCAAGAAACTTGTCAAAAGATTCCTTACCAAAAGGAATAGAAGCTGATGTGCAGACACCAGAAA